TTAGCCCTCACCAACAATCACACACTAACGCACAGCGAATCTGATCACGGTGAGCAGCTATTCCTATAACTCAGCACAGCCCGATGAGCGGGAGGTGGAGCAATGAAAATGCCCGACAAGCAGCCCGACATCTGGGCACAAATTATCGCATGGATGTTATCAGCTAAAGAGCAGGGCGTGGGCGCATTACTGGCCGGGACAATGGCTTATTTGCGGGGGCGATATAACGGCGGCAAATTCTGGCGCACGGTTATTGATGCCATCATGTGCGCAATGATCGCCTGGTTCGTGCGTGATCTGCTGGACTTCGTTGGCCTTAAAACCGACTTGGGCTACATCGCAAGCGTGTTTATTGGCTACCTGGGCACTGATTATTTCGGTGGCCTACTGCGTCGTGTTATTGGCAATAAGACAAACACAGGATCGCCAGATGCAAATCAGCAATAAAGGTATTTCTCTGATTAAAGAGTTTGAAGGCCTCAGCTTAACGGCCTACCCAGACCCTGGCACAGGTGACGCACCATGGACTATTGGCTACGGTTGGACGCAGCCTGTCGATGGAAAACCAGTTAAGCGCGGAATGGTTATCGACCAGGCCACAGCCGATCGCCTGCTCAAATGTGGCGTAGTGCAATATGAGCAAGGCGTAAGCCAGCTTGTAAAGGTGCCAATCAATCAGAATCAATTCGACGCGCTGGTTAGCTTCGCTTACAACCTGGGTTTGCGCTCGCTGAGTACGTCAACGCTACTGAAAAAGCTTAACGCTGGTGATAAGCAAGGCGCGGCAGCAGAGTTTGGCAAGTGGGTGAATGCAGGCGGTAAGAAAATGAATGGCTTGGTTCGGCGTCGTGAGGCAGAGCGTGCTCTGTTTTTGTCATGATAAAGCTAAACCCGGTTGTGATTCTTTATGCCCTGGCCTTCTTCGGCGTCGCGGCATTATCGTTCGGTCTCCAGAAAATACGCTGGGATGCTGACGTATTGGCCATTAATCTGGCTCACACTACAGAGCTAAAAAAGATAAGCGATAAGGCTTTCACTGACCTGTCAGAAGCGAATGAGAGAGCCAACAAGGCTAATGCCTCAATCGCAGATCTCGACGCAAAACACACATCGGAACTATCAAATGCTCTCGCAAACAATCAAAAGCTTTCCGCTGATGTTGCCGCTGGCACTCGCCGCGTGCGCATCGCCACAGCAGACCTTGCAACCTGTCAGCTCAGTAAGTCCACAGGTGGCAGCGCCAGCGGCCTGGGCAATGCAACCCAAGTCGAACTCACTGCTATTGCTGGACAAAACATTCTCGATATCCGAGCTGGAATAATTGCAGACCAGGCCAAGCTGGATTATCTGCAGGGCTACATAAAGTCGATTGAAAGCGTTCGATAGGCCATCACAAGAGCCATTAACCGTGGCTCTGATGATGATTTATCCCTGCCGCCTACGGGCGGTTTTTTATTTGGAGCATTACATGGCAGAAATTACAGAAGACCAGCAACTAAAGATCGACCTACTTACTGAATTGAGCTACGACACGGCAGCGGTTAAAGAAGCTGTCTTATTCATCGGTGATGACAAGTACAAGCGGCAGTTATTCCTGCTGCAGTTCCGCCGCGCGTATAGCGAAGTTGAGATCGTAGCGAAAACAAGAAAGGCAATTCAAGAGGCCATTCAAGCAATCGATGTGCTTGATGCCAAGAAATAGATAATTCTGCAAAGGTCGTCATGGTGGTGGCCTTTTCAGAGTTTTATATAGGTTTGTGATTGGCGTGTCTTGCGAATTGCCGGGGTTATATAAGCGCTACATAGAGGAATGTTCTAAATGGGTCGCGAATCTATCACAGCAAGACCGATGCCCAGCGCTGGCTTTATAGATCAATTCAGGATGCACATAGGGCTAACCCCTGCGACTGGCCTTAGCGAATGGATAACCGAAAATATCCTGAGCGATACCGGCTATCTGCATAACCCCGATCACAGTCACCTTATTGACGCTGATATTCGCTTCATGTGGGCATCCGCTGCATTCACCAAAAAGGGGCGCACTGTGCTTGGTCAAGCCGAAGAGGTGGCAATGCGAGCCGGTGGCTGGCAAAGGGCCAGAATGGAACAGCAGATGAATGAATGGTTTGGCTACATTCCAAAGTTCATCATCACCCTGGCTGCCGATTACTGCGCACAATGCAGTGACCTCGATTTCTGCGCCTTGGTCGAGCATGAGCTCTATCACATAGCGCAAGACACCGACGAATTCGGCGCACCAAAATTCACTCAAGACGGTGGGCCGAAGCTAACGATGCGCGGCCACGATGTTGAGGAGTTTGTCGGCGTGGTTCGCAGATACGGTGCCAGCGCAGAAGTGCAAGAGCTTGTCGATGCCGCGAATAGTCCAGCAGAAGTGGCTCATCTTGATGTTGCCAGGGCATGTGGAACGTGCCTGCTTAAATTGGCGTAAATTTTGGAATAGTTTGGAAGGATGGTGAAACATGGCTGCATTAAAACCGGAGGTGAAAACTTTCATAATTCAATCTCTTGCATGCTATGACTCACTATCAATTGTGGTCGATGGCATCCAAAAAACTTTTGGCATAAAGGTGACGCCCCAGCAGGTTGAATCCCATGACCCGACAAAGGTTAGCGGAAAGGGCTTGGCGCAAAAATGGGTAGACCTCTTCAATGAAACCCGCGAACGCTTCCAAACCGAAATTAGCGACATACCGATCGCAAATAAGGCATATCGACTGCGCGTACTTGATCGCATGGCTACCAATGCAGAGAAAATGCGGAACATGGCCTTGACTGCCCAGTTAATGGAGCAGGCGGCGAAAGAGGTTGGTGATGCCTATACCAATAAGCAGAAAATCGAAACCAAACACTCCATCGCTGACGAAATGGCAGAACTATTGAAGGAGATATCTTCTGAGGCGTAATTCATGGCTGATCTCAACAACCAATTCAGCGAGCTAAAGAAGAACTTAAAAAACAGATTTTGGCGTCTAAACAACCTCTACTACATCACTGATAAGTCGGGGAAAAGAGTTAAGTTCAGGATGACGCCTGAGCAGCTTGAATACTTCGAAGGCGTCCATACTCGCAACATCATTCTTAAAGCTCGGCAGCTTGGATTTACAACGCTGGTTTGCATCGTCCAGCTAGATGCTGCTTTGTTCGAGTCTGCAAAATGTGCGTTGATTGCCCACACTTTGAACGATGCGAAGCGATTATTCAGAGAGAAGGTTAAATACGCATACGACAACCTGCCGGCAATAATCCGAAAGGCTAACCCTGCTAAAAACGACTCGGTCGGCGAACTGGTATTTAATAACGGCGGCTCACTCTACGTCAGCACGTCATTCCGTGGCGGTACGCTGCGTTACCTGCACGTTTCCGAGTTCGGCAAGATATGCGCTAAGTATCCAGATAAAGCGCGTGAGATTGTCACCGGCGCGTTTGAAGCGGTATCGACTGATTGCTTTACCACTATCGAAAGTACGGCAGAAGGTCGGGCGGGTTACTTCTTCGATTACTGCCAGGCAGCCGAGAAAGCACAGCTTCAGGGAAAGAGGCTTTCTAATCTCGATTGGAAGTTCTTCTTTTTCACTTGGTGGCGAAACCCGCAATACGCAATTGACCCCGTAGAGCCATTGCCGGAGCGTCTGGTCGATTACTTCGCTGAGATGGAAGCCAAACATGGTGTAACACTCAACGAGCGCCAGAAAGCCTGGTACTACGCCAAAGAGAAGACGCTCGGCGACGACATGAAGCGGGAATATCCAACCATCCCCGCCGAAGCGTTCCAACAGTCTGTCGAAGGTGCTTACTACGCCAAGCAATTCCGCTGGCTCTACACCAACAAACGCATTGGCACCTTGCCTGATAACTCACACCAACTTGTGCACACGTTCTGGGATATCGGCGTTGGCGACTCAACGTCAATCTGGTTCGTGCGTGAGGTCGGCGATGAGTTCCACATTGTCGACTACTACGAAAACTCAGGCGAAGGTCTACGGCACTATATGAAGGTGTTGAAAGACCGCGGCTATGAATATGGCGAGCACTGGGGCCCTCACGACATCGAGAACCGCGAGTTCGGTAGCGACGCGAAATCCCGCAAAGAACTGGCGCGTGAAGGGTACGAAATCGACGGCCAGAAATACTCAATGACGTTTAAGGTTGTGCCAAAAGTAGGCGTAGATACAGGCATAGAGTCGGTGCGTGAGATTCTAACGAAATGCGTGTTTGATGATGCCAAGTGCGCAGAGGGTATAACTCACCTCGAGGGCTATCGCAAAGAGTGGGACGATAAAAGAGGGTGCTGGAAGGATAAGCCTCTACATGATCACACATCACACGGCGCTGATGCCTTCCGTTACTTCGCAGCAGCTAAGCACAACCGCAAACAAGTAGGCGGAATATTCTTCTAAGGAGCCACTCAGTGAGTGAAAATAGTAGCGAGGTACAATTCCTCGTAAACGCCCTTGCTGAGCAAATAGGGCGGCAGCGCATGCTGTACGCTGGCGTTAACGGAAACACGAAGCGCACAAAGCTCTGGGACGAGTTTGGATACCCTGACTCGGTGTCATTCGACATGCTTTACCGCGCGTACCGCCGAAACTCAGCAGCGCATGCTGGGGTGCATAAGACGCTTGATGATTGCTGGGTTGATCTGCCAACGATTGTTGACGGCCCAAAGTCTACCGAGGCGACAGAAACAACGCCTTGGGAAGAAGATGTTACGAGCCTCCTGAAGCCTCATTGGCCGAAAATCAAAGATGCCGACCGGCGCAATCTGGTTGGCCGCTACTCAGCCCTGCTGTTGCAAATTAAGGACGGCAGAACGTGGGATCAGCCGATTGACAAACAAGCTGTTGCGAGGCTCGGCCGTCTTGCTCTAGTGAAGATGATCCCCGTATGGGAATCGCAGATTAAGCCGTGCAACTACGATACGGACACGCTCTCCGATACATACAGCCAGCCAACTGCGTATCAGTTTAATGAACAGCCAGTTGGTGATGACGGTACCTATGGCGTGGTAAGAAGCATCACCGTTCATCCCGACCGGGTGATTATCTTGGCCGAGGGCGCGGAAGATGATAACGCACCGGCAGGTATCCCGCTTAATGAGGCTGGTTATAACGACTTACTGGACATTGAGAAAACCAAGGGCGGTAGCGCTGAGGGATTCTTGAAAAACGCTAGCCGACAATTGGGCATCAGCTTTGACTCGCAAACGGACATGGCCACTATTGCATCTCAAGCTAAAGAGGCTGGGTATGCAAATATCGGCGAGGCAATGAACGACAAGATTGGGAAGCTTAACCGCGGCACCGACTCTGCCTTGGTTACCCAGTCTGGTACCACATCCGTGCTATCCGTCGCACCTGCAGACCCAACGCCATCATGGACAGTCTCGGCCAACTGCTACGCAGCAACGATCTCATGCCCGTTCAACATTTTGTTTGGTAAACAGACCGGCAACCTAGCGTCAGAAGAAGATAAGAAGGCGTGGGCCATTAGGCGCAATGGGCGCCGCAACGGCTGGCAAACGCGATTGGTTGGCGATGTGATCACCAGGCTCTGGGCTGTTGGTGTCATATCAGCACCCGCCAGTGGCGAGATAACGATTACTTGGTCTGATTTGCTGGCGCCTGGCGACGCAGAGAAGCTGGATAACATGGCTAAGATGGCTGACATTGCGGTCAAAACCCAGCAAGCATTTGGCACCCCGGCTGTTGATACCAATGAGGTGCGAACCGCTGGCGAGCTTGAGCCGCTAAAAGAGGCGACACAACCAGACCCCAATAAAAAACAAACCGATAAGGATCCGCTGACAGATGACAAGAGCAGCGACAACCCGAATCGGGACGCCAATAATACCCCGCAATAAAGCAGACCCTACGCAGTCCTATCGACAAGTTAACAAGATGTACCGCGATATCGAAGATCGCTACTTGGGCATTAAAACCGCACTGAGGCAGCTATTCGATGAGCAGTTAACCGGAAGGGTGAGAGAGGGTAATAGCCAAGGCGGCGTGATTGTTTGCAATAACGAATCGGGAGAGCTACCAAGCCTTTACCAGGTTAACGCTGGCACATTCATCTATGACATGAACGCACAGCAGTTGGCGGCTCTCTTGGAGCGTGTGCAGGTTATTCTTGATGACTATTTGCTTGAGGGTAATGGGCAGAATATTTGGTCTCTGCAATATGTCGCCGACGAATACCAGCGCGGTACGTTAAACGCCTTCACTAATCTGGCTGTTCAATCGCAGGTTTATGCGCAGCAAACCACGCTGGCGGCGCTGCTATCGACACCGGCCTACCAGAACCAAATCGCTGCGGCATTCATCTCGACTTATAGCGACTGGAAAGGTATCTCTGACGCGGCAAGGGCTGACCTGGCCAATATCATTTCTGACTCAATCGGGCGCGGCGTAAACCCTCGAGAGACGGCTAGCATCATCAGCAAGCGCCTTGATGTCTCGATGAGTAGCGCAAAGCGCATAGCCCAAACAGAGCAAGTCGGTGCACTGCGCAAAGCTCAGTTGGCGGAAACTGATTGGGCAAAAGACCGGTTAGGGTTAAATACCGCCGTCCTGTGGCTATCGGCACTCAAGAAAACCACTCGCGCATGGCATGCAGCCAGGCATGGACGAACATTTACAACCGAAGAGGTTGAGGCGTTCTATGCTGAGAATGGCAACCGTTTCAACTGCTACTGTGCAACCATCCCTGTGCTTCTCGATGATGAGGGCAAGATAGTTAACGAGGGGATGGTGGAGAGGTTGGTAAAAGAGCGTCAAGACTGGCACGAACAACAAGTACAGAAGGCTGCCTAGGCGGCCTTTTTTATAGCCTTAAATCCACCAAAGAGGACACAGCATGTCACGCATCTGCGTAAACGTGCTGTCGGTCATCAACTCCGCTTCAAACATCACCACAGAAACTATCGATGGCGTTGAGCACATTGTCGTTAAGGACGTCTGTCCGGTAATCGACGATATCGTGCTCAATGGCGGACTGTACCCGGCAGACGAGATATCAAAAGGCTTTAAAAGCCTCGAAGGTAAGCCCATGCCATATGGGCACCCTAAAATTGACGGCCAGTATGTTAGCGCAAGCAATGTCAGGGCCGTAAATGAATACCACGTTGGTGCCTTTGCTCGAGACGTCAGAAAAGACGGTGATCGCGTTCTGATGGATATGTGTGTAAACCGCAGATATGCAGAGGCCACAGAAAAGGGTAAGGAGGTGGTTAGTCGCCTTGATGACATGAAGGCCGGTAAGGATGTTGAACCAATCGGCGTGTCAACTGGGCTTGGGCTCAATCGAGCAGAAGGTTCTGGCGTATCCAAGGGCAAGAAATACACCTGGGTTGCTCGCAATCAGGATTATGACCACTGCGCCATTCTTCTTCATGAAACCCCAGCCGGAACCCCAAAAGAAGGTGTTGGCATCTTTGTTAATGCCCAAGGCGATCAACTGGAAATCGAAACAGCCAATCTCGCTGATTTGGATATTCCTGATCCGCAAGACCCTGCGCTAAAGCAGTTCTTCAGCAAACTAACGGCGTTTTTCAGCGCCAATTCGCAAGTAAAAGAGGAATCAAACCCGATGAAAGAAATGATTATCAACGCGCTGAAAGCCGCTGGTAAGCCAACTGATGGCTTAACGGATGACCAGCTGCTCAAAGCTTACAACGAGCAGCAGGCCGAGGATGCCAAGACAAAGGCAGAGGCTGAAGAGAAAGCCAAAAAAGAAAAGGAAGATGCTGACAAGAAGGATAAAGAGCAAGCAAATAACGGTGAGCAAATACCAGCCTGGGCAAAGGCATTGGCCGATCGCGTTGACTCGGTAGTGAACAGCCTCAATGCCAATTCGGACAAAGAAAAGGGCCATATGCGCTCAGCAGTTAAAGCCAAGTTCGGCATGAGTGACATTGCAGTTAACGCACTGGATGGCGAGCCGCTGAAAGAGCTTTACAGCCAATGCGCAAAATCACACGGCCTGAGCGGTGCATTCAACCACTCGGACAATAACAAATCATTTTCTGAAATGCCGGAGTAAATAATGGCTAAAGACGGTAAGCACGTAATTCACGCGGGTGGCATTTTTGCCAACCCTCAGTTGCACCGAGAGGGGGCAGCGGCAGCAGACACTAAACCCGGCACTGTCGGGTTTTTTAATGCTGGCAAGTTCACTGCGTCAGTGGATGGCAAAGAGCCAGGCATTCTCTATGTCGCCAACTATGACTATCTGCGCTGCAAAACGGTTGATGAAGATATCAAGGCAGGCGATTGGGTTGTTGCATTCCATCCGACCCCGGGCGTGTTCCTGAACATCCCAGCTGCAGCCGGTAAGTACAAAAAAGGCCAGGCAGTAACTGTGGCAAATGGCCGCATTAAGTTGGCAGTAACAACCGGTGATACGCCGGACACCATTTTTGCTTATGTCGAAGAAGACAAAGAGCTAACCGCGGCTGCTGGCGACCTGGTTCGCGTAGTGTTTAAGTAAGGAGACACTTAATGTTTGTATTTTCTACTAAAAAAGCCACTGAGACTGGCAATCTTGAGGCAAATGCCGCTCAGTTTAACGAGCTTCAATTTGCCCGTAACTCCAGCGCCCAAGCGGCCGCTGATTTCATTGCTCGCACTCGAGCTCGCGGTGATGCGTCTAACGTGCCGGAACTGAACGCTACGAATGCAGTGGACGATATCCGTCGCCTTTACAAATCGTATGATCAGACTGTTCTGGCACAATTCGAGCCGAATACTGAGTTCACTTTGCTAAATGACCTGCTGCCGCTGTCTCGCTCTGTGCGCCTGGAGGAGTCTGTGTACGAGTACGCGCGCACCGGTGGCCGTGGCTGGGCTCACACTTCCATGTCAGGCCAGATTGGCGCGGCGCTGGATGCTAAGTCATACACGTTCGATGGCACAATGGTGCCGATTCACGACAGCGGCTTTAAGTTCAACTGGCGCGATCCGGTGTTCAACAAAGGCTCAGCTCTTTCATCCCTGGCTGATGCACAGTCTGGGTCTGTCGATGACGTTCGCCGCCAGTATGTTGATTACATGTGGAATGGCTTCCGTGATTCAGAGGGTAATTTCATCAAGTTTGATGATAAGACCTGGAAGGGCTTGCGCGGCGATGAACGTGTTGCCCAGGTGGCTTTGTCATTCAACTTTGCAACCAGCACGGATCCAAAGGCCATCCGCGCCAATGCGATCATCTTGCGTGATGTGCTGAAGCTGAAAAACTACCAATACGGCCAGCAGACATGGTATGTCTCCAGCGACATTATGTCCAACTGGGAACAATACTTCGATGTTAACTCCCTGCGCACCGTGCTGGAAGAAATCGCGAAACTGTCCGGCATCTCGGCCATCAAAGAAGACGCAGAGCTGACCGGCAACTCTATTCTGGTTGTTCCATTATCTGCTGGCGTTATTGCCCCAATCGTTGGCCAGGCATTCGGCACCGTTGCCGACCCTCGCCAGTTCTACAACTCTGATTACGTGTGGCGCACTTGGGGCGCTGCTGGCCTGATGGTTAAGCAAGACATCAACGGTCACTTCTCTGTTATCCACGCATCCAGCTAAGGAAAAATCATGGCACTTGTAAAAGTATTGGTAGCAAACCTGTTTGCCGGTGCCAGCTTCCAAAAGTTGGATGTTGGCGTGGTGTATGAAGTTGACGATGCGGTTGCAGAAAAGTGGATTGCCAGCGGTAAGGCTGAAAAGTCCTCTGATAAGAAAGGTGAGAAGCTGATCTTTGAGGTAGCCACGCCATCAGCGCCGGTTAGCGGTGGCAATGTCCTGCAAAGCCAACTCGATGATGCCCTGGGCCGAATCGACGAGCTAACAAAGGCAGCCGAAGACGCCGAAGCGGCACATGTCACAGCTATTGCAGAAGTCACTAAGCGAGCCGAAGACGCCGAAGCGGCACTGGCAGCAGCGACTAAAAAGGATAAGTAATCATGGCAGCCCAAATCACCATTGAGGACGTTAAGCCACTGATGGCCGAGTTGGGCTTCTCACTTCCTGATGCTCT